TGGGCCCGAAGGCCCACCTGGCGGTTTAGGAACCGCTTGGTTTTAATCCACCTCACTGCAGCCTTTCTTGTTGGAGAGATAGTTATGCCTGGTCGCGTCCGCGAACTCAACCTAGACTCACCACGAACCGGACACATGTTTAATGTGTTCTACCCGGGTGATGGTTGGGAGGACCGGACCAGTCATTGGCGTGACTATAGTCACTGTACAGATGTAGTAGGTGAGCGTGAAAACGCAAACCCGCTAACGCTCGTACACAATACGAGCACAGTGATGGAGCTGAATGGAAAGCTTATAAACGAGCTGCCACCTTTCGAGGTGCTGCGCGAGTATAAGAAATGCCCCCTTCCTGACGGGGCAGTTCCCATTCCTTCGACTCTAGCAAAGTATCCTCCGTTCACTGGTAGTGAACTGAATGCTTTTCTAGTGACTCTTTTGGCTCGGACAAACCCAAACCGTCCGCACGTAAGTGTCCCGACTTTCATCGGGGAACTGAAAGATCTCCCTTTGCTGGTTAGAAATCACGGCCGGGGCCTGTTACAACAGGTCGCTAGTGGTACCCTTTCGTATCGCTGGATGGTCGCGCCTATGATCAGCGACATTAAGAAGATGCTCGACTTTCAAGGCGCCGTCGAAAGACGAGTCGTGGAGCTACGAGCTCTTAGTGAAGGAGGGTTCATATCAAAGAGGGCGTTTTTGGACTCTGACGAAGAAACCATAGCCGGCGAAATATGGCTGGCGAAGGAATCTCAGTTAGGCTTGCTTTATTGCAAGGAAGACCTCGAATACACCTCTAGAGTGTGGGGTTCTGCCCAATGGAAATTGGACAGTTCCACCTTTTCCCTCCCGACAACCGACCTAGGGCGCATTAAACTTGCGCGTAGGCAGGTGTTAGGACTGAACTGGTACGAGGCTTTACCAACTGCATGGGAACTTGTCCCGTGGAGCTGGCTCATTGACTGGTTTGGCAACTACGGCGAATTACTTGCCGCTAGGCGCAACTCCATGCCAATGAAGCCGGGGCTCGTCTGTGTGATGCGAACCGCGACTGCTCGCGTAAATCGTCACTCAGTCGGAGGATTCGAATCCGACCCCTGGATAAATTACACCAGGGCCGGAGAAGAAAAGCAGGAACGTAAGGAGAGATATCCTCTCGACGGTTCTGCACCTCTTTGGTTTGATGCATCGGTGCCCTTCCTTTCGAAGGGTAAGCTGGAGATCCTTGGGTCGCTTGCGGTCCTAAGGTTTCGGAGGCGCGTTTAATTAGATGCGTCCGAGGGGCTAAGGATCGTTCGTTTCTTTAAGGAGAGTTCCATATGTTAGGTGACACGATTACATTGGTGCACAACGCTGGGAGTAAAGTCCTGGTGAAAGTGAATCAAGACAATTACTCTGCGGAGTATTTGTTGAGGGAGTCGCTAACGATGTTCAAGGCTAAGGTATACCATTCGACTGTTAAGTCGAACGGCCACCGGCGCCACGGCATCGAGTTGCGCGAAACTACTTTCGCGGCTGGCGAAGTCCCTGAGTTCGAGCGGTTAACGTATTTGATAACGCAATCGAAAGAGAGCGATGCCAACTACGATCTGACAGATAGTCTGGCAGATTTCTTGCTCGTGAGCTCGAACGCTAATCTGATTAAGATTATCGGCGACCAAAGTTAGAAGGGTCGCGATCGAGTTCGTCGTCAATCCTGACATAGCATGGGACATTTGAGAATCCAATAGGAGGACCTATGTCTAAGAGCCATGTCACGGAACTGCTGCAGGTATTCGCGTGCTTATTTCAAGATGCACGCGATGCCTACCCGTCGCTTGAGGATGAGTTTCATCGAGATGAAGTTCGTCTTCAAACTGCTGTCTCTTCGCGAGGGATCCACGTTTTCGTTGTGGACCTCCCGAAGGTTGGGAAGCATCTAGATAGGTGCCTTTCCAACGGTCAGTACGAATCGTCAGGCCTGCCACTCACACGGCGGGTATCTGGCGCAGTAGTGATTCCCAAAATGTTTAGGGGACTCTACTTACTGATCTTCGACAGCACAGGCTGTTTGAAGGATGACTGTGATGTAACTGCGGTTATCTTCCTCCGCCAGTTTTGTTATCTGGCAAAGAAAGCCGCGTTGCAGTGCCCGGTTGAGAACGTGCAAAAAGAAGTTCGCGCGTTCCTCGATCTGGACCAGGGATTACCCACGCCTGAAAAGGAATGGTTTCTCCCCAGTGTTTCGAGTGCTGACCTGAAGGCAATGTCGCCCGGTTTCCGGGCTTCGAAGCTCTATGGTCAGAGATTAGATGCACTGAGTGCGCCAGAAAGGCGCATGATGTCAGTCATTTTAGTTAACTTGGACAAAGTGTCCGGGTTGCTATCTACAGTTCTGGGACCCTATAGGTACCAGGATTGGCGCTTCAGGCATGGCCCGGGCGCTATTGCTGAGGCGACTGGTAAGTCCAACAAATACAGGTGGACGAACTGGTCAAATCGCCTCGACAGCGAGTACCCAATGTCGGACTGTGGGTTTTTCAACCACACGTCTTGGGTTGACCACATCCAAAACTGGGAAATCAGCTCGAAAGAGCCTTTCTCCCGGCTAGTAGATGTGCCTAAGTCCTTCACTAAACCTCGACTAATCAGTGTCGAGCCAAGTGAACATCAGTGGTGCCAGCAGAATATTTGGCACTACTTGTGCGATCGTGTCCGGGCTGAGTGGCCTGGAAGTTTTATCCACTTTAGGGATCAGACACACAACCAAACGTTGTGCACGAAGGGGTCGAAGGATGGCTCACTGATAACTGTCGATTTGTCGGCAGCATCGGATAGAGTCACATGTCATGCCGTAGGGCAGTTGTTCGCGAGAAATCGCGGATTGCTGTGCGCCCTGCGGGCAACTCGTACCATGGGAGTGAAGCAAGTTCTGGTCTCTGATAGACCGGAGCGAAACTTCTTGAAGAAATTCAGTACCATGGGTAGTGCTTGCACGTTTCCTGTTCAGTCTCTGTTCTTCTTAGCAATCAGCCTCGCTGCGGTGCTATACGCACGTGGCAAGCTGGTGACGCGAAAGAATATACAGGAGTTGGTAGGAAGCGTGGCCGTCTACGGGGACGATTTAATTGTCCCTGCAGACAGTCGGGATGCACTGTTCAGCACTCTTGCGTTTTTAGATTGCAAGATCAACACCGACAAGTCGTTCTGGGCCGGAAGGTTCCGGGAGTCGTGCGGTGTAGATTCCTTTCGCGGGGTCAACGTAACCCCCGTGTATTGGAAACAGCTGATTAGTGACAAACCTGAATCCGTAGTCAGCGCGACAGAGGTGCGGAACCACTTTTATTTGGGGTGGTACCAGCATGTTAGTCGCCATATGACGACAGCGCTGCGTAAGGTGGTGAAACTCCCCTACGTAGGAATGGGTTCAGGAGTCTTGGGTCTGAAAACACGTTGTAAGCCCCCGCTGCCTACACATCGATGTAGGTGGAATGGGAAACTGCAGCGGGTTGATGTCTCTGTGCCTACGCTTCTCGCGAAGGTACGTAAGACGCCGATCGAGGACGACACGGCGCTATTTCAGTATCTGACTGAACGCCCGGTTCCAGACAGTAAGTGGAAGTCGGGAATAGCGCAGCGTCCGGTTATCTCCCTGAGATACCGGTGGGTCGCTTGGGATGACATGGATCCTTAATTCATGTACCCTTGCAGAGGGAAGAGCGCTCGTGTTAAGTGGCTGTCGACTAGCGACAGGGCTCGAAAAGCCCCTAGCTGAGGTCGGCAACCTCTCCGTGGCGTGACCACAGTCCACCCAGGTAGTACCCGGGAGGATTGTCGAAAGCGTGGCGATTGGC